ACAAACAGTTGTACCACCAATGCAAATAGATCCACAAACAGTTGTACCACCTGCAGAAATAACACCACAAACTCAGGTTCCAACACCTCCAGGACCTCGACCTACACCATTAAGACCAATGGGTGAGCAACTTTCAGCAGTAGGCCGAGCAGCAAGTGCAATAGGAAAAAAAGTAGGCCAAGCAGCAAAGAAGATAACAAACCCAGCAAGTGCAGCAGGAGCAGCAGCAGGAGCAGCAGCAAAAGCTTTATCTAAAAATGAGGAAATGTCGCCAGAAAAAAATCACACAGCATTAAGAGATTGGACATCAAAAATGAAAGAATCATTAATGCAGGAAAAAGATTATGATGGTGATGGTAAAGTAGAAACTGGATCTCAAGAATATTTAGGTTCTAGAGATAAGGCTATTAAAAAAGCAATGGCTAACGAGCAAGGAATAAAAAGTGTGATGAGAGGAGCTAAAAATATAGCTAAGAAAGCAGGCAAATTAGGAAAACGGTTGGGCAAAATGACTGAAAAAACAGTATTCTATACAGACGATAAGGAAAGAGTTAGAAAGTTTGATGATGGAAGATAATAATTATTAAAAATAATTGAGAAAAAGGTTGGATTTTCCAACCTTTTTTTTTATATTAATATAACGTTTAATTAAAAATACTATAGTATGGCAAAAGAAAATTATTTTAAGAGATTACCGCGAAGGAAGGACGAATATTTCATTCCTGGCGGTGTAAAAGTTCCTAGAAAGGAAGAATTAGAAATTGCAATGAGGATATTCAAAAGGCAATTAAAAGAAGAAGGCAAATTACAAGAATTACGAGATAGAAGATATTTCGAGAAGAAATCTGCAAAGAAAAGAGTAGAAAAAGATAGAGCTATTAATATGCAGAAAAAGGAAACTAAGCGAAGGATAGCTCATGATAAAGCATGGGTGTTAGGATTTAAGGATCCTAATTATGTTAGACCAAGTAGGCCTAAGAGAAAACCTCGTTCTTTTTCAAGATAAATTAAAAAAATCCCCACTTTTAGGGGATTTTTTTGTATGTTTTTTTATATACACATATATTTATATTCGAATGTCCGAAATACATCATCTCTATATGATGTAAGGAATTAAAACAAATCCCTATTATAGTTCTATAATAACTATATTTCCTAATTAAATAATATAAGGAGAAATCGAATGGCCGATTTATTAAAAGAAGCAATTGCTGATGCTAAAGCTGTAAGACAAACTGCTATTGCAAACGCTAAATTAGCTCTTGAGGAAGCTTTCACTCCAAAACTTCAATCTATGTTAGCTGCTAGAATTAACGAGCAAGAAGACATGATGGATGATGAAGAAGAAGAGGAAGGTACAGAAATGGAAACATCTCCAGAAGTAGACGCTGCTATTGATGATGCAGAATCTATTGAACTAGGTGATGAAGAAGTGGAAGATGAAGATGAAGATGCCGGCGAGGAGGACTTAGAATTAGAATCAATTATTAGAGAACTAGAAGATGGTGATGAAGACGACGAAGATGAAGAAGAGTTAGAAGAAGGATCCATTGAAAGCAGTTCTAAAATTGGTAGCGGAACATCTTTCGACGATAATTCAGGCGCTACACCAGATCCTAGTGGAAAAGAAACTGGAGCTAATGGCGATTCAGCTATTACAGGTTCAGATTTACTTGAACAACTAGAGGATGGTGAAGAAGATGAAGACGACGAAGATGAAGATGTTACTATTGATGAAGTTCTAAGATCACTGAGAGAACAAGATGAAGAAGATGAAGATGAAGAGGAAGAAGACGATTCAGCTGAAGCAGTAGCGGAAGCAAGATACGTTGCTCATGCTTATGAAAATAAGTTAAGAGAAGCTTACTCTGCATTAGCATTTATGAAAAACAAAATTAACGAGGTTAATTTATTAAATGCTAAACTTTTATTCTCGAACAAATTGTTCAGAGCTGGTAATCTTAATGAAAATCAAAAATTAAGAGTAATTGAAACGTTTGATAGAGCTAATAATTTAAGAGAAATTAAATTAGTTTACTCTACATTAGCTGAGTCTTTCAAAGGCGGAAGCAAATCAGTTGCTAAAAGACCAATAACCGAAGGTTTGGCATCTAAATCAGTAGCAAGTACAAAACCAAGAAACGTAATTACAGAAGGTCAAGTACAAGCTGCAAGATTCCAAAAACTTGCAGGTTTAAAGTAAAAATTTTAAAAAGAATAAGGAGACGCTAAAATGGCATCAACATTAAACAATTTATTGACAGATGCAGGCAACTCATACCAAAGACAGTTAGATACTACTAGAAACTTAGTTTACAAGTGGGACAGAACTGGTCTTTTAGAAGGTATCGATCAAGAATATGACAAGCACGGAATGGCAGTTCTTTTAGAAAACCAAGCTAGACAACTTATTGATGAAAACTCAAAAAGTGGAACTACAGCTGGATCTGAAGAATGGTCAGGTGTTGCATTACCTCTTGTTAGAAGAATCTTCGCTGAGATTGCTGCAAAAGATTTCGTTTCTGTACAACCGATGAATTTACCATCTGGTCTTGTGTTCTTCCTAGATTTCAAATATGGAACTTCACAACCAGGATTCACTGTTGACACAGGACAGAATCAAACAGGTACCGTTCACGGTATCACAGGAACAGCTGCTAAAGATACTGACGCAAGTGATGGTCTTTATGGAGCTGGTAGATTTGGATACTCAATCAATGAAGCAACTACTGTAGCACTATCATGTGCAGCAGCAACTTCTACGACTGCGTATACTACAGCATCATTAAACGGAACTATTTCTGCAAAAGGTGCAACTTATAATTACGATTCAGCATTCTCAAGCTCTAACGCTGCAGGATTAAAAGATGGATCATTATTTTCATTAACAGTAGATTGCGACGACAGTTCAGACTCACCATTTACTAATGAAGATTTAGAAGGTGTAAGAGCTTTCGAACCATCAGGATCTACAATTGTAAGCTGGTTCCCACAATTTACTAAAGTTGACAAAACTGCAAATACTATTACTTTCGTAGTATCAGGTTCTGCTGGAACAGCAGCTGCAGGAGGTCAATTAAACATTAATTATCATAAACAACCAACAGATATTACTAGAGGTGATTTCGAAGATACAACAGGTGGAAACCCTGACAAGTCGGCTACGGGCGATATTGGTATTCCAGAAATTGACGTTCAGTTAAGATCTGAGGCTATCGTTGCTAAGACTCGTAAGTTGAAAGCAGTTTGGTCACCTGAGTTCGCTCAAGACTTAAATGCTTATCACTCAATTGACGCAGAAGCAGAATTAACATCTATGTTATCTGAATACATTTCAATGGAAATTGATTTAGAAATTTTAGATATGTTAGTTTCTAACGCTCAATCAACTGAGTATTGGTCGGTAACAATCGATGAAGTATTTGACCCATCTGCTAACCTATGGAAATCAGGAGGTGCATCTGCTGCAGCTTATAACCAACAAACATGGTTCCAAACTATTGGTACTAAGATTGTTAAGCTATCGAATGTGATTCACCAAAAAACTATGAGAGGTGGTGCAAACTTCTTAGTATGCTCACCAAAAGTAGCTACAGTTCTTGAGTCAATCCCAGGATTTGCAACTCAAACTGACGGTGAAGCTTGGGGAACTAAGTCTTTCGCAATGGGTGTTCAAAAACTAGGTATGCTTAACAGCAGATTCCAAGTTTACAAAAACCCATACATGCTAGAGAATCAAGTTCTTGTTGGATACAGAGGATCACAGTTCCTTGAAACAGGTGCGGTATACGCTCCATATGTTCCATTGATCATGACTCCACTTATTTATGATCCAACTAACTTCACTCCTAGAAAAGGTGTAATGACGCGTTACGCGAAGAAAATCGTTAGACCAGAATTCTATGGTAAGTTAATCATTAAAGACTTAAATTTACTATAATAGTATAATATAAGTTTTTTAGCACTAAAAGGACTACTTCGGTAGTCCTTTTTTTGTTTTATTTGTGTTAGTTGATATTTATATTAGAATAGCAAGGAGAATAATATGTCACATAGTAAAACTGTAGCAACATGGCCAGGATCATCATCATTTAGCGCTAGCTTAACACCATTCGGATATTATGATTCGGAAACATCATTTGTATCTGATGTTGATAAGGTTACTGTTTGGTGTGCTAGAAGAATGGGATATCCTATAGTAGATATAGAATTGCAAGATAAACAATTTTACGCTTGTTTTGAAGAAGCTATTACAGAATATAGCACCCAAGTCAATCAGTTTAATATAAGAGAAAATTTACTATCCGCTAAAGGTTCTACAACCGGTTCAAATTTAACTCATAGAGAATATACTCCTTCATATGATAGATATATAAGATTAGCTCAATCATATGGTCAGGAAGTAGGCGCTGGTGGGAGAGTAGATTGGATATCCAGTTCATTTACAACAACCGCAGATGTTCAGGATTATGATCTAAATAGTGTTCTATCTGTAGCCTCAGCTTCTAATAATGATAGAATAGAAATTAAACAAGTATATCATCAGGCTAAACCGGCTATAACAAGATATTTTGATCCATATATCGGAACAGGAGCAGGAAGTGCACAATTATTAGATAGTTTTGGTTGGGGAGACTATTCACCAGCTGTTAATTTCTTAATGATGCCAATGTTCCATGATGTATTAAGAACACAGGCTATAGAACTAAATGATATGATTAGAAAATCGGCATATAGTTTTGAAATTATTAATAACAAAATTAAATTATTCCCTAGACCTGATTCTGCATTTAAGGTACATTTAAGATACATAACAACAAATGCTAGGCAAGAAGCATCATTGGGACCTACAAATGTGGTAACTGATTTTTCAAATATCACATATAATAATATGTCGTATGGAAATATAAATGATCCAGGTAAACAGTGGATTAAAAAATACACTTTAGCATTAGCTAAGGAATTATTAGGGGCAATCAGAAGCAAATATTCATCAGTTCCTATTCCTGGGGCGGAAATTAATCTTGATGGAGATACTTTACGTTCGGAAGGAGCATCAGAAAAGGACAGATTAATTACAGAATTAAGAGAGAATTTAGAAGCTACGTCTCGTAAAATGATGATAGCTAGCGATGCTGAAGAGGCGGAAGCGATGCAAAATAAAATGGGTAAATTACCATTACCTATATATATTGGATAAATTATGGCATTATTTGGTGGACAGAGAGATATTAGATTATTTAATACTATTAATAGGGAACTATTAAAAGATATTATAGATACCACCGTAGATATATTCAAACCAGCCATACTTCACATCAAAGAAAATTTATACGGAGAAGCTATAAATAAACAATATTTTCCTGGTGTAAGAGTAGCAGCATTAATTAGTCACGATGATCAAATGACTGATTCGGATGAATTTGGAACAGATATAAACCAAACCGCAACATTTTCTTTTCTAAAGGATATAATGGAACATGATTTGAATTTAGTTCTAGAGGGCGGAGATATAATTTATTGGGATAATGCTTATTGGGAAATAGATCAGATTGTCGAAAACCAATATATTAGGGGTGAAAATGAAAAAACAACTAATTTAGGAAGTGATTTTGGTTCTAGCCACTCGATAGTAGCTACAACACATCAGACTAGAAGAAGCATACCCCAATTAGAAAAAATACGAACTGGATTCTCAATGTATAACGAGTAATAATTATGGCACAAAGAAGAAAACCTATACCAAAAACACAGCAGGAAATTATTACTGGGAAAGAAAAAACGGTAAATCGTGCTGAACAGATAAAAAGAAATGATACGGCTCCTAATTTTTATATGGGCCTTTATGATATTGATGAATCAATACAATATTATTTTGATAATGTTATAAAACCCACAGTGACGGAAGGCGAGGAATTAATTAAAGTGCCCGTATTATATGGAAGTCCTGAGAGGTGGAAATCTGTTCAAAAAAATGGATTTTCTAGAGATGTAAAGGGCAAAACAGTTATACCATTAATTATGTATAGAAGATCGTCAGTAGCTAAAAACAGGGAATTTGCAAGTAAAATAGACGCCAATAATCCGCAGCTTTTTTATGATATATTCAAAAAGAAATATAATAAAAATAATAGATACGACAAATTTAATGTTTTGCATGGAAGAACTCCATCAGTAGAATCATATAATATAGTTGTCCCTGATTATGTTACTATTAGCTATGATTGTATTATATGGACAGATTATGTAGAGCATATGAATAAATTAATAGAATCTATTAATTATGCTAGTGATTCATATTGGGGAGATCCTGAAAAGTATAAATTTAAGGCGACGATAAGCGATTATTCACTCACAACGGATACACCTCAGGGCGCCGATAGAATGGTTAGAGCAGCATTTAATATCCAGATGAATGGGTATATAATACCAGATGCATTAAATAAGGAACTATCACAATCTAGCATAAAATCATTTAGTAAAACAAAAATTGTAATGGAAATGAAGGAAATAGATAATATTACAAATATACCAAGAAAAAATTAATGTTTGGGATTGTATATACATATATATTATATATAACTAACAATAAAGGAGAATAAGTTATGGCAGAGTCAAGATTAGTAGAAAAATTAAATGAAAACCAACAAAAAGTAGAAGCATCTGATTTAGATCAAATTAAAGAATTAAGAGATGCTTACAAAACTCAGACAGTAAAAATAGGTCAATTAAATGTAGAAAGAATTTTAATGAACCAGGCTGTTGACAGATTAAATATAGCAATAGCAGATGAGGAAAAGGCATATACTGATTTACAGGAAAGAGAGCAAAAATTAGTAAAGGAATTACAAGATAAATATGGAATTGGCCAATTAAATTTAGATAATGGCACATTTACCGCAGTTAAATCAAAATAAATGATGTTTTGATTAATTACTTGATATTTATATATGATTGAATTACCTGCAAACTGCAAGATTTATTAGATAATATTATAGGAGAAAATAAATGGCGGAAAGAATAGTAAGTCCTGGTGTATTTACACGTGAAAAGGACCTTTCGTTTTTACCTCAAGGTGTGGGGGAAATTGGTGGTTGTATTATAGGACCAACAAAAACAGGACCTGCATTTTGGCCAACAGTGGTAAATAATTTTGAAGAATTTAAAAATATATTCGGTGACTTGTCAACCGAAACTTATGTTCCTTACACGGCTAAAGAATATTTAAGACAAGCTGGTCGAGTAACAATAGTAAGAACATTAGGAAGAAGCACAGTTACTGGTGTTCCAATGTATGCACTAACATACTCAGGATCATCCGACGCAAATAATACAGCTGTTGATAAAACTGTAGCTACATTTATTCCAACGGCTTTTGAGGGAGCTCATAACACAGCTTGTACTGTTGAAACAACTCCAGCTCTTACAGGTGCTCAACCGGGAGGATATGTATCAGCTTCGGCATTTGTTGTAAAACTATCAGGTTCAACTGGAACAACTTCTGGGTTTGCAGAACTGGATAATAAGGATACTAGTGGAACAGCATATTCTGCTTCATTTACAAAAACAGCAGATAATTATATAGATAAATTATTTGGATATAATCCTAATTCTACAAAAAGAGGATTTTTATGGACTAACTTTAAGGTTCATCAACAATTAGCACCTGGAACTGGTAAAGGATTAAATGGTAGTGTTTCAGGATCACATGGAACTATAGATTTTCCAGCATATACACATGCAACCACTCCATGGATTACTACACAAAAAGATTCAGTTAACTTAACTACACAAAATTTATTTAGATTTCACACACTGTCACATGGAACTTCAGAAAACTGGAGATTCAAGATAGGTATTTCAAATATTCAATATTCTACTTTAACAGATAAAGGATATGGAACATTTACTGTTAATGTTATTAGACAAGATCAGACAGAAATTAATGCAACAAAGGGTGATAGAAATCCATATACATATACTCAAGATACAGTAGTAGAATCTTTTTCAGGTTGTACTCTGGATCCTGACGATGCTAATTTCGTATTAAGACGAATTGGTGATAGATATTATAAAATTAATGATGAGGGTAAATTGATTGGATATAATGATTATCCAGCAAAATCTCAATTTATTAGAATTGACGGGACTAACTCATTAAAAGCAGGAACTATAGCTAAAAATCAATTACCATTTGGATTTAAGGCTGTAGTGGATCCTATACCATCTACTATAGGTACTTCGCCTTCTTGTTCTTTTGCAACAAGACAAGGTAAATCAGCAGTTTGGTATAGTGATCAATATTATGGATTTAATTTTAACTTTAAGGATTCTGAAGATTCTAACGGTAACCCTGCAGCATTTGATAACTTAAATTATCTTAATGTTACCCCAAATGCTAGTTCGCATACTGGTGGAAATGTAGACTTTAATTTAAGTAACATGTATGGACATGCTGATGCAGCAGTTCAAGAACCAGGAGCAGCTCATGGATTTACATTATTAACAACCACAACAGGTTCAGTAAATCAAAGAAAATTTGCAGTACCATTCCAGGGCGGTTTTGATGGAATACACCCATCTAAGCATAAATTAACTGGAGCTAATATGACTACTACAAATGTTATGGGTCATGATATTAGCACATCAACATCTGAAGGAACTGTAGCATATAAAAGAGCTATAGACGCTATATCTAACCCTGATGAGTGGGATATTAATTTACTAGTAACACCTGGGATAATTTATACTCACGGTAGTGATATTCAAAATTATGCATTAAGAAAGGTTGAAGCTAGAGCGGATGCATTCTATTTACTAGATGTAGCTAAATATGCAGCTTCTCCAGTTGTAAGCACACAAATTACTGACGCAATTTCTGACGCAGGCAATTTTGATTCATCATATGCAGCAACTTATTACCCATGGGTAAAATTAGTGGATTCAGACAATAATAAACATGTTTGGGTTCCACCATCAGTTGTTGTAGCAGGAGTAATAGCTCAAACGGACGCATTATCACATCCTTGGTATGCACCTGCTGGGTTAACTAGAGGAGGATTAACATCTGTATTAGAACCAGCAACGAGATTAACACATTCAGAGAGAGATGATTTATATGATTCTAGAGTTAATCCAATTGCTTCATTCCCGGGACAAAATGTTACAGTATGGGGACAAAAAACACTACAGAAAAAAGCATCAGCTTTAGATAGAATAAACGTTAGAAGATTAATGATTACTGTTAAGAAATTTATTGCATCATCTACTAAATTCTTAGTGTTTGAACAAAATACTGCAGCTACTAGAAATAGATTCTTAGGAATAGCTAATCCATACTTAGAAAATGTACAATCAAATTCAGGATTATATGCATTTAAGGTTGTTATGGATGAAACTAATAATACACCTGATGTAATAGATAGGAATGAATTAAGAGGACAAATATTCTTGCAACCAACAAAAACGGCAGAATTTATTGTTCTTGATTTCAACATTTTACCAACAGGCGCAGAGTTTCCTGAATAAAAATGTGTGGAAGTAGATATTTATAATTGATAAGGAGATAATAAATGGCTCAAATAATAGACCCAAATGAAATGTTTTTTACACCGTTTGAACCCAAACAGGCAAATAGATTTATTCTATATTTGGAAGGTGTTCCAGCATATTTGATAAGAAAAGCTAGTAGACCATCTATTGCGATGGGAACTGTTGAGATGCCGCACATTAATGTATCACATAAAGTGAAGGGTAAAGCAACGTGGCAAGATATACAAATTGAATTATATGACCCAATCGTACCATCTGCAGCTCAAGCAGCTATGGAGTGGGTAAGATTAGGACATGAATCTGTTACAGGTAGAGATGGATATTCTGATTTTTATAAAAAGGATATTACGATTAATGTACTAGGACCTGTAGGTGATAAGGTAGAGGAATGGACCCTTAAAGGTGCATTTGCTACTAACGTGTCATTTGGTGATTTGGATTGGGCTTCAGCTGACCAAGCTCTTACAGTAGGTATTGGTGTAGCTTACGATTACGCAATATTACAATACTAATATACGCATCGCTATAAAGAAAAAAACCTTACTAAAAGTAGGGTTTTTTTTGACCTCTTTTTTAAGGACATATATATTTATATATGATAAGTTATATAATAAGGAGATAATGTTATGAGCAAGAATTATGATGATTCATATCCGGGTCAATTGACGGATGAACAATTAAAAAAGCAAGCAATACAACAATCTATTACTGAGGAAAAGTATCAATTTCCAACTGAAGTCGTGGAATTACCTAGTAAGGGGTTAGCATATCCTAAGGATAACCCACTATCATCGGGTAAAATACAAATGAAGTATATGACAGCCAAGGAGGAAGATATACTTACATCTGTTAATTTAATTAAAAAGGGAACTGTTTTAGATGAACTATTTAAATCTTTAATTATATCTCCTATTAATTATAACGATCTTATAGTTGGTGATAAAAATGCTATTATGATAGCTTCACGTATTCTAGGATATGGTGCAGATTATAGATTCGAGGTTACTTGTCCAAACTGTGGTGCTAAAAACCAAATGAATGTAAACCTATCTGATTTGGGAGAAAATAAATTTGATGAGGATACTTTATCAAAAATGGGAACTGACGGATTTATTGATTGGGAATTACCTGCATCTAAAAGAAAAATTAAATTTATTTTAGCCACCCATAAAATTGAAAAAGCCGTTCAAAGAGAATTAGACGCAAGACGTAAGATTAATAAAAGTGGTGTAAATCCAGAAATAACTACTAGATTAAAACATATGATTGTATCAGTAGATGATAATGAGGATAAAAAATATATCACAAATTTTGTAGATAATGAATTTCTATCTAGAGACTCCTACGCACTAAGAGAATATATTAATACTGTTCAACCTGATGTAAACTTCAATATAGACTTTGAATGTTCAGAGTGTGATCATACTGCGACGTTGGCATTGCCAATAGATGCCGGGTTTTTTTGGCCTAAATCAAACCAATAGAAAAAAAGTATTTCAGGAAGTATTCGATTTAACTTATCATGGAAAGGGTGGATTTCCACATTCCGAGGTATATAATATGCCTGTTTGGATGCGAAGAGCTTATATTAATTATATAAATAATTATAACGAACTACAGCAAAAGGAAATAGACAAAAGGCAGATGCAAAATAAGGATATCTCAAATAATCCTAAGGATGTGTTTAGACCTAATATAAGCCCTAAATCTTAATAGAATTCACCTATCCTGATATTTATTATCAGATAGGAGTATACTTATGTCACAAGACTGGTCAGGAAAAATAGTAAATGATTTAGGGCAAGCGGATTCACAGGGTAGAAGCTTTATGAACTCTATGCGTTCTATGGCAGCTGCTTTTGGTGGCGCATGGGCCGCTAACGTGATGAATCCGGTAAGTAATACAGCTGATAAAATAGATGAAATTGGTCAAAGTCTTGGTGGGTTTGGTGGAATCTTAGGAAATATAGGTGCAAACTTTTTGCGATTTATGTTTAATCCACTTACCCTTATAGTTGGATTATTAGCCACTGCAGTTTCTCGTATGACTGAAGTAGAAAATCGTTCTATGAATGTTCAACGAGCTATAGGTTCAGGAGTTTCTAACCTCCAAGGATTTGATGCAGCAGTTGGTTCGCTTACTGATAAATGGCATCATATGGGTGTTAGAGGCGATCAAATTACAAGTATTATTACCCAAATGGGACAGTCTATGGGTAGTTTTTCACAAGTATCCACTGAAGCTGTTGGTCAGATTACGCAACTATCATTACACGGTGGTGCATCAAAAGACGAGTTTACGAGTGCATATACTTCTATATTGCAAATGAGCCAAGGTTTAGCTACTTCAAAAGAAGAGGCAAACAAATTAGCTATGAGCACTTTAAGATATGCTACAAATTTAGCACAGGCTAATGGGGTCCCTATTAATGTAATGATGCAACAGTTATCAAATATATCTGACGCAGTAGCATCAACGATGGGGGCAAATCCACAAGCTTTATCTCAAGCAGTAGTACAAGCTTCACAATTAGGAACTACATTAGAAGGTGTAGCTTCTATCATGAATAATATGATGAATATAGAACAATCCATTGCAAGTGAAATGGAAGCATCTGTATTATTAGGTAAAAATCTAAATTTAGAAAGATTACGTTCAGCATCGTTTTTAGGTGACCAAGCTGCAGTGATGCGTGAATTAAAAAGTTTGGTAGGAACGCAAGCTGAATTTGAAAAATTATTACCAATGCAACGTCAGGCATATGCACAGGCATTGGGTATGAGTGTATCTGAACTACAAAAAATGGCTGGATTTGAATCTCAGGCAGAAATTCAAGCTAGGAAAAGACAAGACGCTAATGATAGAATGGTTCAGGTATCTACTACATTTATGGAACAGATGAATAGGGTTATTAGGGATATTAGTGTAGCATTTTCTGGTGTTATGTCAGGCCCTGTTCAGGCATTTAGGGCTTGGATGACTCAAGTAGATTCATCAGGTCGATCTGGATTGGATAAAATCAAATCAGCTGCCATGCAAATTGCACAGTGGCTTCAGCAAGCAGTAACATGGGTTGGTGATTTTGCAACATCTGGAAACAGAATGGCTATGTTAAGAGAGGCACTTACTAGCGTAGCTTCTACCCTTCAACAAATTATTCAGTGGTTAGGTCAAGGTCAGGGAAGAATGAAAAATTGGCAAATAGTATTAGGAGCTATTGCGGCTGTAAAATTTGGCGGAATGATTTCTGGTATAGCCCAGGTTGTTACAGGATTAGGTAGTGTATCTTCTGCGGCAATGGGGGCAAGATCTTCTATGGGCGGATTGCTAGGTGTCTTAGGTAGTGTATATACAGCATATCAAAATGTTAAAGATATATCAGGCGGTCAAAGTGGTAGAGGATGGGGAGGAATGGCAGGAATGGCAATCGGTGGAATGTTAGGAGGCCCTATGGGAGCTATGGTAGGTGGACAGATTGGTAGAGGAATATCTGTTGGTGATGCTATTATTAGACCAGGTGCACCACCGATACATATACATCCATCAGATACATTAATAGCAGTAAAAGAGGCCGCAGGTGGAGCTTCATATATTTCACATAGAGGTGAAGGGTTAATGGGTAAAACAGCCCCACAACCTATAACTTATAATTTTGATCTAGGACCTGTTGTCGCTAGATTAGATGCACTTACTAGTGCTATATTACAGGGTGGAAAAGTATACTTAGACGGACATGCTGTTGGTAGAGCTCAAGCTATGGCAGCAACACAAGCACGATAATAATTTGAGGATATAAATAAATGGGATTATTGGATCTAAAATCAGACTTAACGAAGGCTTTCAAAAAGCAACCAGCTGGTGGGAAACTAGAAAAAAGAGTTAGCGGACCACAGGCCTCAAATTATAGTGCTAAGCCGAAACAATATAAAATTCCAAATGATGGTAGGGGGGTAGGTTCCGTATATGATCCATCGACTGGTGGATATAAACCTAATTCAAGATTGGGCGAAATACAAAATACTTCTAAAATATCAGGAAGACATAGTAGTAATATAGAACCTGTTAAATCAATAGCAACAGGAAGACATGAAAATGTAGATATAAAATTAAATGAATTGGCACCGACCCCAGCGAAAACTGCTGTTGAACCGATTGCAATGTCCGCGACACCAGTTAAGCAAGGGGTCACGCCAAAACTTATGGAACCAACTGCTACAAAGGTTGGAATAACTCCAACAAAAATTGCTATATCAGGATACACTAATAATCAATCACCTAATATAAATAATAGTTTATATTCTTTAGATATTGGTGAAGGAGCATTGGCAGAATTAGGAGGTGCATCAAAATTTGATATCGATAAATTATCTCAGCCATACCATTCGGCAGGATCATTTACAACCAGATATTTGGAAACTTCTAATAATGTTTCTAAAATTGTATCTAAATTTGATCCTGATAATACAGTAGCATATGCCCCTATTGGTTATACAATTGATAGAATATCTAGATATTTTACTCCACTGAGAGATACAGTAAATTTAGATAATGAAATAGGAACAGAAAAATCGGATAATATGGCAATAATAGGATATGATAGCCATAACCCAAAAATTAGAGTTCACGGTTCAAATATATCTATACCTTATGAATTGGATTTAGATTCTATTCTAGAATCTGATTCTATATTTACAGAGTCTGATGTAAAAGCGGCTTATCCCGATACAGATGGTCTTAGGTTTTTCACGGATGCTAATAAAGTTATAGAAAATCCTGCTGGAGTATTAGAGACAAATCTCCCATCACCAACTATGATTCATCCACCGGGATGGACAGGAATGCCGTCATATCAAATGCAATTTGGAGATATTACTAATTTCTTTTCAGATCATCAAAAAGCAATAGCTGGTTTTCTAAATCACGATCCACAAGGAGATCAGTATGGTAATGGGACGATGAATATAGGTTGGTCAGATCAACGTATAGGTGGTATAAATTTCTTTGACGCAATGGGTGATAATGAAGCAGTAACACAGCCAACAATTTCAAATGCATTCCAGGTTTTAGCAAGAAGTGTTGGCCTAGCAGGTCTTAAATTAGGATTTATCCCAAGAACAAATCCTAATGTTGGTATAACAGTAAGACCAGTCCCATTAGAGACAGATTATAATTTTTTAAATATGGTTTCATTGACTAATGAAAAAATGACAGTCAAAGGTAAAATAAATTCAATAAATAATACATATAGACTATTTGAAGATACTCAAAATTTCTTTAATTTAGATAATCCGATAATGACTGTTGGATTTAATCCACAATTTAATGGTAAGCAATTAGTACTAACAGGCCCTTCATGGAATTGGTCATTAGGAAATACAGAATTATCAGAATATGAATGGATCCAAAATGGAGATGATAATCCAAGTATATTTAGTATTGCACAAAATGACCCTACAGTAAATTATTTTGATGTAAATAATGATTACTATCAAGGGTATATAAATTATAATAATAATGGTTCATACTTTGCTATGACCGGTGGTTGGAACAATTGGCAGCACTCATTAGCAACAGTATCACGATATACAGGAATTGATGGTTCTTCATATGATAATCCTAGTATATACTTTGATGAAAATAATTCAACAAATTATTTTGATACATCTGCTAAATACACCGATCAGTTTACTAGAAATAAATCAGCTTATAATGGTGGCTTAGAAAATACAGATTATGTAAGTATTGCAAATGGTGTATATAATTCAATAACTATTACTTCTATTAATAGTGATTATTCCTTTAGTTCTTTATTTAATAATCAATTACAATATTGGATGGATTCTGATTTATATGAGGGATTAAATAGATTTGGTGATGATATTTTAAGCCTAGGAGATGTTAAATCTTCACCTTTAGATTTCTATAGACCGGGCGGATTGCATCCTAATCCTGATATGTCTGTAAATAATTCATTCTCACAGTATCTGGATGAATCGCAAGATTATAAACATGAATTTAATCAGAATAACCCATGGTCATATTATACTATGATGGGCAATCCAAATTCTAATTGGGGTTCAGGAATTGCTTCATTTTCAGCAGTAGGTGGTGGAACACCTGGATTTGTTAATCCATATAGATATCTAACAAATGGAATGTCATCTTGGATATTATCAGCCACTGAATTAGGCGCCGATGAATATGAAAGCATTGAAGAAAATTTAGTATATAACCACCCAGGATATCAACCAGAAGCTGATATAGCTACATATGGATATGGATTGGGAAGAACTAATATTTTTGATTGGTGGGAAACAGGCACTACAGCAGGCTCAGGAAAAAATGCAACTTTAATATCCTTTAGAAAACCAATGGGTAAAAAACATATATCTTGGTTAGATGGAGATCAATTATTTGTAGAAAAATATTATAGATGGTCAGATGGTTATAAGTATGGTCCAAAAATGTATGGTCCAAAAGCAGGAACAGCAGGAGGTTTAGGTTCATCTTTCCAACAAGTTACTGGTGTTAACCCATCCTTAGGATCAGCACTTCAAGATGCATTTTTTGGTCCTGATTCTGGTAATTTATTTCTTAATCCTTACGATGAAGATAACCAATTATTTGATTCTGTAGGAGCTGGTCTAAGTTCAATGGGTGGTAAAACCTATGAAGAAAGGATGATGGATATATTTACCCAAAATACTAAACAACGTTCTACTGTTGGAAATATTCTTAATAACCTAAATCCTTTAGATAACATTGCAAACATAAAAGATCAGCTAGATGCTTCAGGTATAGATGATACTATAAAAAGATGGTGGATGCAACACAATAGATTTGCAGTACAGTTAAGTAATAATCCACCAAAAGGAACTCATAGGGGATTGCCTGGAGATTCGGCAACCGGCGCTGTAGGAAGATTTGGCGGTATGGTAAATCAATTTTCACCGGGCGGAGGCGATCTACTATCAACGATCACAGGTTTAAGTGCTAGAAAATATTGGTCTGTACTACATTATCCAGCTATTCAAATGGCATCTGAAATAGTAGACACTGGAATGATTAGATTTAATGACTTCAGAATGTTTATATCAGATATGGGTGCTATCCATGTAGGATTATCAGGTGCGGCAAATTATATAGAAAATAATATGCATAAAAGATATGGTTATCCTGAATCGGGTAAACCAGGTCTTGATAGAAAATTATATTATAAACATATTCCTGGAACAGGTGATGATATCACTATGGAAGATTTTTATACAGGAGAACAACTAGCCGATGAAGCTAAAAAGGATTTTATAAATTTCCAAATGAAAGATGTTGTAAATGACCAAGCTTGGAGGTTTAGAGCATATATTTCTGGATTAACAGATTCTGTACAACCAAATTGGGCTCAATATAATTATATAGGACGCCCTGACCCGGTATTTCAATACAATGGTGCTTCTGCTAGAACAATATCATTTAATTTAAAAGTAGCTGCGTTAGCGGCTCAAGATATGTATTGGATGTGGAAAAAAATAAATAAATTGATTGGAATGTGTTATCCTGCAGGATATGAATCGGGAAGATTTATGACAGGACCTATGATGGAAATGACAATAGGTGATTATATAATTCAAGCACCTGGATTTTTAAATGCATTAACAATTACTATACCGGATGATTCTCCTTGGGAAATAAATCAACAGGAAGGAGCGGGTGGACCATTTAGTAATTTAGGTAACAGTATATCTACTGTAACTAATGTAATAAATGATCCTCTAGGAGCAGCATCAGGATTCATCCCAACAAAACAGGAAAGTCCATATCCGGCAGCAAGAAAAAATGATAAGAGTTATATGGTTAATGAATTTGACCCGGAAAATCCAGATACTAGGGGTGATTTACTAGCACAATTACCACATATAGTTGATTTAAGTTTAGGATATACCGTATTAGGGGGTAATAATAAAAGTGCACTTGGAACTCACTTTGGGCCTGCTACTGCACAGAATCCATTTAAGCGTGAATTCTTTCAGGGTTGGGATAGTGCGGTTACTAATAAGGAAGGTGAGGCTGGTGGAACAGGTCAACAAATACTTGATTTTATAGGATTATAATAATATGCCAAATAGATATAAAAATACAAATATAGCACTAAAGAACGGTAAGAAGGCTCTAAAAACAACAATTAATCCTAGTATACCCGTAGATGTAAGTGATATATTAATAATTAGTAAATATGGTGACAGATTGGATCTGCTTGCAAACCAGTATTATGGCTTAGATTCATATTGGTGGATCATAGCAGAAGCAAATGGATTAGGAAAAGGATCTTTGCATATACCACCGGGAATGCAAATTAGAATACCAAAAAATTTAAGTAAGGTATCAGAAAAAATGGATAAATTCTCTAATGGGAGATAGTTATGGCTTTAGCATTTGAAAGTATAAGACCAGGAATAATTAAAAAATTAAAGTGGAGATCGCAATTAGCGAATCAGGCACAATGGATGACAAAAACTCCATTTGTGAGATTAGTATCTTTTGCTGTCCCGAAAAATGATACAAAAGACTTATCGGGGCTTAGAAAATTAAGAGAAAATTTTGTATTGCAGAATGGTAATACTATGGATTCTTCTGGGTATGGGTTTAATCAAGATTATAATTATGCCAATAATTCATATAGATCGGATAATTATGATAATCAAAACCCAGCAGATCCAACTAGTGTTTGGGCATATGATTCTGAAGGTAACAGACAATATGCAGCAGCTAGGAAAGGAGCACCAACACCTGGTATAATATCATTATCATCAACTAATAAAGGTAGTTATGGATCATTAAGGGGTTTAAATTTTCAAATAAAATGTTTTGATTTGGCACAATTGGAAACCCTAGAGGTTTTATATATGACCCCGGGAGTTGGAGTATTGGCTGAGTGGGGTTGGTCATATAAAGGATGGACTCCTCAATTTTATGATGATATAAGTGAAAATGCATTTAAGGATAAAGACCTACTGCAAGAAAATTTAAATAGAAAAATAAAAAATTCCTTCGGAGACTATGATGCATGTATAGCAACGGTTACAGGATTTAACTGGAACGTTGATAAAGACGGTTCTTATAATGTTCAGGTGGATGCGGTGTCTAGGGGTGAAACAATGTTAAATATGCCTGTTAATAGATCTAATAGTGTATTGGTAGATTATATAGCTAGATTATCCTATGATGAGGATGTATATAAAAGGGTTCAAACTGAACAAGAAATGACGGAAAAAAGTGACCCCAAAGTTGGCGCAGAGGGTCTAACTAGATATAATGAGGATAGGCGTGCGGAGATGGGTAAAAGAATTAATCTTTTACGAGTTCCTGTTTGGTCATATGATTTTGGCCAACAAAAATTAAATAAAGCTAGAGAAAAATTAAATAAATCAATTAAAGAAGCAAAAAAGAATTCAGATAAGGCTAAAAATGAGATAATCAATCAAAAAGCAAATCAAAAGGAACTTCAAAAACAAAAACATTTTCAAGCATTGATGGAAACATTAAATAAATACAGAATGCAACATATGCAATTAGGTGGAAATGCTGTTTCAGCAACCCCTATAGATTTGGACGCTGATGGTGAATGGGATCCACAATCAGCTAGACTAAATATGCAAAATCTTTCAATAATGAATTCAAATCCCAAGGCATGGGCTGATGGGGATTCTTCTATTAAGAAAAGCACGGTGGGCGGTGATGAAATTGATAATGCAAAAAGAAATCCGGCATCTGGTAGGGGTATTTTTTCAATTTTTCAAAATTTTAATAATAATAAAGCAAGAATTGCAAATGTCGGGTACTTCGGCCATGCACAAAAAGATTTTAGTGCTGGTAAAAAAGCACAAGCATATGCATGGGCAGGTTATGGTCATTATTACAGTTGGACACATGGTGTAGGTTCTATCGAAACCGATAATGCTAAGATATTTGATCATATTAATAATAAGCACAGAGATGGTAAATTTCCTGACGAAAAAAAGGCCGCTATATTTGGTTGGGACAATAATTCTGTCAATGAAAGAAAAAAATATAGACCGGTATTTATGAGTCAAATGTATTATGATGGTGCTAAATGTCCCGTGTTAGGGGTACTAGATGGCAAAGTGCAGCACACTGATATATTCGATCGACGATTTTCATCGGGCCATTTTGTGCCACAAGGTATAGGAGGCCATCCTGACGCAAAAGATAATTATAAATCATCTGACCGAATACAAGATAGTACTCTTGGGACAACTGAAGGAGTTTGGAAAAAGGGATATTTAGGAAAATGGGGCCAAACGGGAGCACATCCAAAACAAACCGGAGCAAAATTTTCAGATGCATCAAAAGCGGAAATGGTAAACATGTTTCCATATAGAGCTCAAAATGGATACGGATTAGCTTCGGGTTTGGAATTAGGTGATACTAAGGATAGAATAGATGTTAAACAGGATGCTAAACTCTGGTCAACTCCTAAAGGAGATGGATCTATTGATGAAGATATATATCTAGACGCGCAATGGTGGAATACGATAAATAATTTTACTGAATTGGAAAACGCCAGAGAAAATGTGGAAGCTCTCTATGTTAAGGTTCAGGATAATGTAAGCGATAAGGGGACCAGTAAAAGCTGGGATGCAGATAAAAGCCCTGTCCAACATTATATGGCGAAATTGCCAAGAGTACCTATAGTAATACAATCTGTTTATTATGGAGGATCTGATGGATTTAAGTATAAAAAATCTGGTGACACCCACCCACAGTCAAATGAATACACAAGCCCTGAAGGATTAAAATTTTATTCGGCCCACGTATGGTATGCGTTTGTAGATTTTCAGGAAATAGATGAGAATGGGGACTTTAAATTTTTAAAGGAATTGGAAACCAATAGAAAGCAAATGGATGATGATGCAAAAGCTGCATTAAAGGAACTAGAGGATTATGCAGCGGGCCTTGATGATCAAATTAAGTTGGAGGAAAAATATCTTACTAATCTAGATAAATCTACAGGTGAATATATACCTATATGGGCACTTGAACATATATTAAATAATACAGTAAATTTTAGTGTAAAAGGAAAAAGGGTATTTAGATTTGATAGTGGATTTTTAGAATATAAAGAGGGTATAGATCATATGCCACCCCCAATTACCGATCCATATGAAAAGGATCAAATACTTAATGAATATAAATTATTATTCGAATATATATCCGGAGGAATACATAATACAGAAACCCCGGATGACCCCCCATTTACACCGGAAGGATTCAAAATATTTAAGAAATTTTTCAAAGTATCAGAAATGGAAGGCGACAAGCAAACAAAAGAAATTTTATCAACACAATCATGGACCCCCATCCGTAGTTTACCTGTAAAAATATCAAATCATAAACAATTAAAAAGTACAAATCCGATGGTTTGTTTGTTACCGGGTCAAGAGGATGTTAAGCCCAATGCTGCTGGTTTGGCAACACCTAAAGGGAGGGAACCCGGTCCAGATAATACTTGGAATACGGATGAAATGACCGTCTTGACATATGAAAAGAAAAAATTAGATCCACCTAATTTACCTGATCCCGATCTATGGGTAGGTTTAAGTCCGAAACCACCCCAAGCCGCTGATCTTGAAACAGCTTTAGAAGTACATGATTCTGGAAAGAATGCGGGAAAATTAAAAAACCCCGCAATGTTATGGCCTAATGAGTTTAAGCTAACGTCAAATTCTGATGTAAATATAAGTGATCAATATAGGGGAGGATATATTAGTAATATATTAGTTCATACAGATGTTGTTAAAAAACATATAGCTCTAGCTACATCCGATGATGGAAGTGGTGGAGCAAGTGGTGGTGAATATCCAAAAAGTGTATATGAGTATTATCAAATGATTCTATCGGAAGTAGAAGCTGCATGTGGAAAATGGTGGGATTTAGGATTACAGATAGATGGTAGTAAGGACTATTTATGCCGAATAGTTGATGAAAGATATACTAAAAATATTACGGTAACTAAAGATACTATATGGAAATTTCCACTGTATGGGAAGGATGACGACAAAGGCAATCGTGGTGGATTTGTAATAAGGGATTTCTCTATTCAAAGTCAAATTCCGGATAGTATGAAAGCTTTAGCAATGTATGGATCCAATTCATCATTTATAGAACAAACCAAACAGGATGGAAATGAATTTACAATGCTAAATATGCATGAAAATATTAACTGGTCGGATGTTTCACTTGAGGGCATAAAATATGATAATGACAATTTTTTCTATGATGCAAAATCGAATAAAATGGTTAGAAATTTAAATAGTGGGTTTACTAATCAAGATAATTCCCTTATGACGGTAGATGAGTTAAAAGCATCTAGAGCATCTAGAATTTTTGAGACCGCAACAGAAGTAAATGATAAATCCTTTAATGAGGTTTTAAATAAAGAAGCAAAGGCTTTAGAATCCGAGGATAAGATCCCGGCCTCATATCAAGACCAAAGAGAAAGCTTTTACAGTAATTTAACATTTGTTCATGATAATGGCGCAGGCGCGGACGGAGGAAAACCGGCTAGATATGCCGAAAAATGTTTATATGCAATGTTACACCACCCATTTCCTGTTCAAAATGTGGAATTAGAAAGAATGATGGAAGATGCCATAGCGGAAGGAGATGAACCATACACTCAGGAAGCATTTATTAAAAAATTCAGTAAGGAAAAAGTAACAGCTGAAAATCCTAATTATTTTAATACCCAAATTCCACTATCATGTGCTCTAACATTTGATGGCATCTCTGGACTACAATTTGGAAATAGTTTTGCATTGGGTGGGTTACCTAAAAGATATGAAGATAAAACAGCATTTCAAATAACAAAAGTTAATCATCAGATAGATTCAAACGGTTGGCAAACATCTATAGATGCCTTAATGAGACCAATACCTAATAATATAGATCCTAAAAGACAAATAGTATCATTCGATTCTAATGATGTGAGCGCTATCAATGAAAATCAGGCATATCAAACAGCAATGAACACCACAGTAGAACTACTATATCCGGGACTTACAGATTAGGGATTAATTTATGGCTAGAAGAAGATATAGAAAAATAAAGAGAGACTATTTGGACGGTGAATATCCACCGATACCTATGAAACCAAGACCTACAAATTCAGATTATTCCGTGGGTAGCTATAAAAGGTATTTTGTAACAAAAAATAATGATCGGGCTTATATCAAAGAAATTGATAAAAAACAATTTGATACTTTACAACTTAAAGGAAAGGGTCTAAATGCGGCGTTATATGACGGAGTTGAGGTTGATTGGAGAATAAAGGGTAGAAAAAATGATGAATATAAAAATGGTATTCGAATGTATCCCGGGGTATTTGAATCCAATGAAAGGAATATAGAACATCATCTTAAGAAATATCCTCAGCTGGCATCTATATTATCAGATAAGCTAGAGTATGCAATTATAGATACTACAAACAACTCCCAAATATTAACCACTAATGTGGAAGATCATTTTCATTTTGTTTATGTTGATGATATGGGTAATGGCCATACTTCAGAGCATATTAATCCTAAAAATCCTAATATAAAACATTATCATGAAATTAGAAACTGGATAATTCAAGAGTCGCAAGATGGATGTTACCCTAATTGTTTTGTAATGTATGGTTATGCTGGATTAGGACTACATTCCCACGAAATCATTCAATAAATTTGGATAATTGATAAAAATTTAGTATAATTATAAAAAAGAAAAAAAAGGTTATGTTAATTACAAAGGTAAATGAAATATCTTTAGTAGATGATAATAGTATTGTTATACCTATATTATCTAGTAATAAATTACATCCAGCAAAAGATGAATTATGTTTATTATTCGTTAAGAATGGATCTAATGAGTATATGATACCTATTAACCACCCAGAATCATCTCATCAAATAATCTTATCCGAAATTATAGAATTTTTTATATTAAAGGCTCAAAGTATTTGGGTATTGGATAAAAAGATTTTTCTTCATTGTTTACCCGAATTATATTCATTAGATATTTATGATATTAATATGTTAAATTATTTTGACAATAATGAAGCTCTGGATATCGATAATATAACAACTCCTGCACATAGTTTTTACGAAAACAAATATAGGAATTTTTCAAAGATAAACAGGGTTATACCAATTCTAAAACACCAGGAAAAATGCAGTAGACTCGCGGAAATCGCGCTTAAATCGCGGGAGTTAAAGGTCACGAATTCATTTAAGACATATTGCAATGCTGTCTTATATAATTTATATAGAATTGAAAAATCAGGAATTAATCAGGCAGATATAATAAAACATACGGAATATAATTTATATACTGCGGCCGGAAGACCATCAAATAGATATGGTGGAACAAATTATGCTGCATTAAATAAGGATGATGGATCTAGGAGACAATATTGGAGTAGATTCAAAATGGGCGGGATGTTGGAATTTGATTTTGATGCATACCATTTGAGATTGATAGCAAATTTAATAGACTATAAATTACCAGAAACATCTGTGCATGAATATTTAGGTAAGCAATATTTTGGAAAGGATACTTTAACAAAAGAGGAATATGGAAATGCAAAAGAGATATCATTTAAGGTATTATATGGTGGTATACCAAAAGAATTTATGAATATAGAATTTTTTAGAAAAACTATTTCTTTTATAAATGATTTATGGCTCAAATGGAGTTCAAAAAAATGTATCCACACATATTTATTAAAAAGACCGATATATGCTAAAAATCATATAGAGATGAATAAACAAAAATTATTTAATTATTATATTCAGGCATATGAAACGGAACAAAATATCATAATAATGAATGATATATTTAAGGTTTTAGAAGGATATAATTCGAAATTGGTTTTGTATACATACGATTCATTTTTATTCGACTTTAACATGAAGGATGGAACTAACTTTATGAAAGACATTAAGAAAGCTATGAAATATCCCATAAAAGCCCAATTTGGAGCTAATTATGATGATATGAAAGATGTTTCAGATAAAATCTGAATATTTATATAATATGAAACACACATTTAACATAAGCAAGGTTATTACCGAATGGGCATATCGTTTATCAAATGGTACGCCTAATATGGGCAGTAGATATGATTTGTTAGTATTACGACAGGTATTAACAGAGCAAGGATATCCACCAGAATTTGTACAAGAATATATGAATAATCTTTCTGAAGATGATATTGTAAAAAATAAAAAATCAGGAAATCAATATGTTGTGCAAAACCACAACCCCGACACTCAAACATTAGTTACTAAAGATGCTTCGGCTGCAGAAATAGAGAAAGCAGAAGCTGGGGAAGAAGAACAGGAACAGCCTGCTACTGAACCACCAGTAGAAAAGCCAAAACAAGTAAATAAGAAATTTCCTAAGACAGCTCAAGATAAACAATGGACTGGGGACACTCCTGATGATATAGCGATAAAGGTATCTGTATTGGAAGCACCTGAGGTATCACCCATTTCTGATCCTGTTGATGTTAATAATAGGATAATGGAATATAGAGAGGGTGTATTTTCCGGTGAAATAGTTGGAAAGGGAGGGACAACAACTACTGTTCAGGAGGAAATGGCAAATATAAGTAGGGAGATAGCCAATTCTCCAAATTTTGAAGAACCCCCATCACTATCAGAACAATTAAATGCATATGTAAGTGAAAAATATCCTAATAGTCCATTCTCTAAAAAGTTTCCATCATTAGCAAAAAAATCATCTGCAGGTTCAAGAACCATGGCTAATATGAAAAGAAATGAAAAGATTAGATTTAACGAAACTCAACCAAGTGGGTACCCTATAAATACAACTGATAATATTGTAGTTAGGGATTTACTTATAACAAAATTAAAAGAAGCTGAAGCTAGTGGGGATTCAGAATCAGCATCACATTATAGAAGTGAACTATATTTCTATCAGAAAAAAGCCACAGATAAATCTGTAACAGGAAAAGAGGGTGATGCTGATACTATGGTTATTTACCATGATACTGAAGGTAGGGAGCGTATACTTTATATAACGAATAAGCAAAGTACAGCAGACCAAATGTCAAGTTCAACTATTAATGGAACTCTAAAATCGATTGAAAGGCACGCAGGAAAACATTTTGATGAACAAGATGCAGCTGCTGGAGCTGAAAGGGTTATGAGGATAGCAACTGAACAGCACAAAAAGGCAGAAACATATAATGAAACATATGCCAACAATATAAATGCGGTAGCATCCGAACCTGAATCGAGAGAGGAATTGCGGGGTATATCTAATGTAATTGGTAAAGCTTTTTCTGTTGATTGGGGAAGTTCGGGTAAAAAGGAATATCAAAAGCGTGATGAAGATAGAGCATTAAAATATTCAAACGAAGCAATGGGTGCACCTGAAGTGCAAGCAGCACTGTTGGGATTAGATCCATATTCAGGGGATCCTGAATATAATGAGTGGAAAAAATTAGTCAGTAATGAATGGCAAAATAATGAAAGTGATTTTACACCTGAAGAAATAGCCCAAGCAACAATAGACGCTACTGGAACAGGAAACCTGACATCAGTTGGTTCCGGAAAAGCAACATCAGCAACCTATTCCTTAATAAAAGCTACGCAAGTAACATTGGCAATAAGAACAAAGGTAAATTCGGTATTGGAAAAAAATGGTGGAAATATGGATGAGGCTATAAATACTGTGCTGGGACAAACCAATAAGGATGGAGAACCTTTATTTGGTGGCGTATTTAATAATGAGGATGTCCAACAGATTATGGCAAGTAAAGGTTTGGAAAAATTGGAATCTGCTGAAAGACAGCGTGGAGCCGATATTGAAGGCATGTATTCCGGAACAACTAAACAACTGGCTAAAGAGGATAGTGAAATGGGTATAGATGGAGTACCACCTAAAAATGGACCTCACGTAAAAAGCTATGTTAATGGGTTTTTAGATAGAGTCCATTTAAGTGATTATGTTAGTGGTGATGTAGATGGCAGGGTTGTTGGAGAATATGGTAATAATTCCGTAACACCAACCCATTTTAGAAAAGCACTTGCAAAACTAACAGAATTTGATGGTGATATAAATGACCACAAAGCCCTACAGAATCATTTATTAGAAATTATAATCCCATCTACAGGATCGCAGGAATTGGTGTATGTCAATAAAAATAATGAACGTATAGTAATCGGAACAGACACACATAGGACTGGTGGTAGGACATCAAAGGTAGCTGGTCAATTAGGTAAACAACTGCAAACACTTTTGGTAGAAATATCTAATTCGGAGACTGAATAATGAATACTCAATTATTATGTACATTTACTCCCAAAAAATCATTAAATAAAACAACGGATATTATTATCGACACTTATGATATAATTTTTAATAAAATATTTGTATTAAAAGATGTTAATGATGATAGAGAGTTAATGTGCACGTATAATATTGAGTCTTCAGAAAATCCGACTATATTAGATAATACAATATCATTACATAGAAAAAAGCACACAAATACATTGTATACAATTAATGCATTAAATGAATTAATTAAATTGGTAA